CGAAAAAGAATATAAAGACCATTAGATACTATAGTATGTAATGGGGTGTGTCCGGCCCCGTATGATGCCGGCTAGGGTTTAAGTGTTGCCCGTATGATGAACACTTACATATCCTCATATTCAACAACATGTGTATAATGACACTCGGTAAAAGTGCCACCAGCAACTGAAGTTCCATCAGCATAAACAGGCTGACAAGCTAACCACAAGTTACGATTTGTAGGTTGTGTAGGACTGGTGTCATCAAACTTTAATACTTTCATCAATTTACCATATGAAAAACTGAATGGAGCACTGAATCTACCATTTGAACCACAAGAGCCACCAGCAGCATTATAATAAGTGCTGCCTTGAGTTGCACCAGCAGACAAAAGAACAGTCTTTGTCTTATATAAAGTAATCAACTGTGAATTAACGGGTAAAACAAGGTCAAGAGTGTTATTCTGGAAACCAGTGGAAGAACCTCCGGTATCAAAGAAATTACTTCCGATCGAACTAGAACTTAAAGTTCCAGAATTAGTCATATTCTTGACTGAAAATAACCACATTTTCACATACACCGGACCAACCGTAGGATTGGTCGTTGCATTATAAGGGAGCATATTAACATATCCCTTAAGACTTGCCCTTCTTACATTTACCACGTTACCTATACGTTGAGCAGCACCAGTGCCTTGTGACAAAGGAGGAACCAAGTTAATGTTAAAAGGGATATTCCCCTGAGCACAAATCATACTCTGATTTGCAGCATAAAAAACATTCTTTTTGTTCTCAGCTACCCGGTGTATGACGGATAACACTTTCTTGCGAAACGCCTGAGAGCGAGCCTTACGAATACCCTTCTTAACAACGGACTTCTTGCGACCATAGCCGCGACGCATTCTACGACCCTTGCGAAAAATTGCCATATATATACTACTTAGATAAAAAAACGCCTAAATAAACGCAATCGTTCAAAACGATATAAAAAGATATCTTTAGGCATTATATAGATGTCGATAGTTCCGGATAGTTCCGGAGAGGGGGTAATACTCAATAACCCCTCTCCTAAAACAAAACCACAGCAAGCTCCAGCTAGAAAAAACCATTTCTTCACTTACAATAACTACCGTGAGGACGAAATAGAACCAATAGTTCAGGTTTTAAAGAAGTTTGCCTACAAAGGTAAAATACAATCTGAAATAGGTTCTAATGGCACACCACACTTACAAGGCATGATATGGTGCAAAAAAAAACATCGTGATACTGAATTCAAGTTACCAAAGCAAATACATTGGGAAACTTTGAAAGACACGGACAACGTCCGCGATTACTGCGGTAAGGACGATACACACGATGGAAAGTTCAGAATATCCTGGGGATTCCCAGCCGAACTTAAACTTATCACACCTGACAAATGGTGGCAATTAGAAATTCTTGAAATACTAAAAACAGAACCAGACGACAGAAAAGTTCATTGGTATTGGTCTGTTGAAGGAGGTGTAGGCAAATCACAATTTGCAAAATATTGCGTTGTCAAAGAAAATTGTCTATTTTTTGAAGAAGGCAAAAAAGCTGACATCATGCACCTTATCTTTGAAGCGCCCGAAGAAAGACTACGTCAAATGATAATTGACGTTCCTAGAGACAATGGGAACAATATTAGTTACAAATCTATCGAATCTATTAAAAACGGGCTCATATACTCATCTAAGTATGAAGGAGGTTATAAATACTTTAACTCTCCACATGTAATCATATTTGCGAACGAACCACCTCAATATGAAAGATTATCACGTGATAGGTGGATAGTAAAGCAGATCGACGAGTGTATATTTCAGGACTCAGTTTAAGCATTATTAAACCTTGTCCTGACCGACAAATCGCGCCTCACCCTCGTAAGGGTGAGGCGTGAGTCGCAATTTGCTGCTCACGCCAAGCCAAAAATCAAAAACAAAATTTATGTCGATAGAAAGCGCGCAAGCGCGCTTTATCCTCGTCCAACGGACTCGCACGCCTCCGGCAAGGAATTGCGACAAGACCCATAAATATATATTTGTCGAAAAAGAATATAAAGACCATTAGATACTATAGTATGTAATGGGGTGTGTCCGGCCCCGTATGATGCCGGCTAGGGTTTAAGTGTTGCCCGTATGATG